GCACCCTCCCCCTCCCCTACGACACCGGCCCGCACGACGACACCCCATCAGGCCACAGCTTCGCAGCTGCTTGGTGGACCATTACCGGGTTCGGCGTCCTTTCCGCAACGCTCGCTTTCGGCCTCATCGGTGAGGCGGCGATCTTTCACTTTTTCGGATAACCAAACCTACTGACAGGCTGCGCGAGACGCGGCCAGGGAGCCCATGTGTCTACAGAAACCCAACTGGCCATCGTGCCGCCAAAAGAAACCGCCCTTCAGGTCTTCCAGGCTGCGAACGGGCTTGACCCGTACTTGCAGCAGATTCGCGCCGAGATCGACGCCTTCGTGCCAGACGTGTCGACTAAGAAAGGCCGCGACGCCATCGCATCGATTGCTCACAAGGTCGCCCGCTCCAAGACGGCGCTCGACAACGTCGGCAAGGAGCTGGTAGCCGAGCTGAAGGAAATCCCGAAGAAGATCGACGCCGAGCGCAAGCGGATGCGCGACACGCTGGACGCTTGGAAGGATGAGGTGCGGGCGCCGCTGAATGAGTGGGAGCAGGCTGAGGCGGATCGGGTGGCTGGGCACGAGCGGCGGATTGAAGAGCTGCGCACCATTGATACCGAGGATCGCACGGCTGCGGAAATCGCCTCAGCCATCAGCCTGATTGAAGAGGTTGAGATCGGGCCGGAGTGGGAAGAGTTCGAAGCTGAAGCGCACCGCGTCAAGGCTGCCACCCTCACCACCCTGCAGCTGGCACTGACCAAGCGGCAGGCATACGAAGCCGAACAAGCCGAACTCGAACGCCTCCGCGCCGAAGCTGCCCAGCGCGAGCAGAAGGAGCGCGAGGAGCGCATCGCCCGGGAAGCCGCCGAGCAAGCCCAGCGCGAAGCAGAGCAGCGCGCACAGGCCGAGCGTGACGCAGCAGCCAAGCGTGAAGCAGACGCCAAGGCCGCAGCCGAACGCCGCGAGCTGGAACTGAAGCTGCAGGCCGAACAAGCAGAGCGCGAGAAGCTGGAAGCCCAGCAGCGTGCCGAGCAGGCGGAGCGTGACGCCGCCGAACGCGCCGAGCGCGCAGCTGCAGCCGAACGCCAGCGCCAAGCCGACGAGCAGGCCCGCCAAGAAGCCGAGGCCAAGGCACGCGAGGCGGACATCGCGCACAAGGCCGCAATCAACCGCGCAGCACTGGAAGCGTTCGTTGCTGGCGGAATGACCGAAGAGTGCGCCAAGCAGGCCGTGACGCTGATCGCCAAGCGGCAGATTCCGAACGTCGCCATCACCTACTGAAGGCCCAGCCATGCAAACAACCACAGCGCAGGTTCCGCCTGCTGTTGCGGCTCAACTCGACTGGATGACGCTCGGCTCGTTTGAGCCCGAGCGATTCCAGGGCGAGCAGCGCAGGCAGTACGAAGACGAGGCCGCACGCATAGAGCGGCAATGGGACAACCAAGAGAGGTAGCCACGATGGCAACTGTAACGCTCATCCTGGGCAAGTCAGGCAGCGGCAAGAGCACCGCCATGCGGAACCTGTCGCCAGCCTCGACCGCCCTCATCCAGATCATCAAGAAGCCACTCCCGTTCAAGGGCGCGAAGGACTGGAAAGCCTACGTCACCGATAACCACGCCAACATCATCGGCGCCTGCCGCAAGACAGAGCGCAAGGTGATCGTTATCGACGACTTCCAGTACATGCTCGCCAACGAGTTCATGCGCCGCAGCGAGGAGAAGGGATTCGACAAGTTCTCCGACATTGGCCGGCACACCTGGGACGTGTTCGACGCGCTGCTGAAGCTGCCGGACGACGTGAGGGTTTACATCCTCAGTCACACCGAGGAAACGGACGCCGGCCAGATCAAGATGAAGACGATCGGCAAGATGCTGGACGACAAAATCACGCTCGAGGGAATGGTGACCATCGTTCTGCGGGCAGTCGTTCAGGATCGCAACCACTACTTCAGCACCCGCAACAACGGATCGGACACGACGAAGGCGCCGATGGGCATGTTCGACGAAGACCTGATCGACAACGACCTGGCCGTGGTTGACGCGGCTATCTGTGACTACTACGGCATCACGCCCCTGGCAGCCGTCGCCTAAAACCCCAAGGAGAACCACGCATGTTCGCACTCGACACTAATGCCGCTCGCGCCGCCGACAACAAATCGGCCTTCATTGACGAGGCAGGCAAGTATATCGGCGTCTTCACCCGCGCCGAGTACATGGAGAAGAAGGAAACCGGCTCCACCGGGATCGGCTTCACCTTCAAATCCCGCGAAGGCGCCGAAGGCCAGTTCTACGTGAACCTGAGCTATCAGCACGGCACCCGCAACGACGGCGGTTACCAGCTGCTTAATGCGCTGATGGCCTGCATGTCGCTGCGCAATGTCGGCAACCCTCAACCAATCGAAATCGAAAAGTGGGACAACGAGGCCAAGCAGCGCGTCAAGGCTACCGTTTCTGGTTTCCCGGAGCTGATGAACACGGAAGTCGGCCTGCTTATTCAGATGGAGATCGAGAAGAAGAGCGAGAAAGGCATTCCGCGCCCGACGATCTTCGCGCCGTTCTCGGCCGAGTCGGAGAAGACCGCATCGGAAATCCTCGACCCGAAGAAGCCGGCCGCCGCCAAGCTGGAAAAGATGGTCCAGCAGGTGATGAACAAGCCGCTGGTTGACCGCCGCCCGGCTGGTTCGCGCAATGCGCCAAGCGGCGATGACTATGCCGCCTATGCGGACACTGCTGGCGGCGCCCCGTTCGATGATGATATCCCGTTCTAAATCAACGACTTAGGGCGCTTCGGCGCCCATTCTCATGGAGCTACAAACATGACCATGAAGCTATACCAGCTTGCCGACGAGTACCAGCAAGCGCTTGAAGTGCTGGATGACCCTGAGCTCCCAGAAGAAGTCGTGCGCGACACCCTGGAGGCGCTGCAAGGCGGGCTCGTGCAGAAGGGCCAAGCCGTCGCCGCCTACGCGCTCAACCTGTCCGCCGAGATCGAGGCGCTGAAGGCGCACGAGAAGCGCGTCGCAGCCAAGCGCAAGGCGCTGGAAGGCCGCGAGGAATGGCTGCGCAGCTACCTGAAGTCGAACATGGAGCGCTGCGGCATCAACGAGATCAAGGCCATCGACGGCACGTTCACCGCTAAGCTCGGCAAAGGCCGGCCATCAGTGGTGATCGACGACGACAAGCTGATCCCGGATGACAGCGAGTTCGTGCGGTGGAGGCGCGAAGTCGACAAGACAGCCATCGCCGCAGCCATCAAGAGCGGGCAGGAAGTGCCAGGCGCTCACCTGGAAACACGGCCTACCCTTCGCATCGCATAACCCGGGCGCCCCGCGCGCCCTCCTCCCCGGTACATCCAAATGCTCATAGACAACCATGCCATAGCGCAGGGCGAGGCTCTGCGCGCGCGAATCAACGCGGCCACTGATGCGTTCCTCAATGCAGGCGGCAAGATCCAGCAGCTGCCGGACAGCATCGGCAAGCCAGCCCCCGTAAAACCGGCAATGTTCAACAACTCCTGCAATCCAGAGGCAGACGCCAAGAGCCGTGCGCGCGGAAACCGCCGCTCTTCCGCCGTGAGCAGCCTGCCCTTTCGCAAGCGTGGCACGCCGCAGGCCAAGCAGAACGACATGCTTCGGCAGGAGTGGCCATGAGATTTCCCGACGTGCTCGACGCCATCCGCCACGCGGCGTACCGGGCGGAAATCACTGGCAAGCCGTGGGGCGTCTACGCGCTTGCCCAATACATCGTCGCCCCGCTTGGTGACCTGAGCGAGGCGGCACTGCTGGAGGTGTGCCAGCCATGAAACGCAACCTACCCCACGCCCGCCTCAATCGCATGAGCCGGGCCATCGTCCGCCAGTTCCGCGTCTCGGTCGTGAACATGGATCCAGAAGGACGGCAGGGGCTCGTCGACTGGAAGACCTGCCGCAGCATCGCGCCAAGCCGGCAGATCGCCGAGGCCGTCTGCGACATCGCCCATAGCTTGGTCATCTACCTGGCCGCGTTCTGCATCGACCAGAAGGGCGAACAGTACATCAAGGCCAGCGAGATCGCGCCGCAGGGCATTTACCGATCTGACAGCCTGGCCGGCGTGCTCGAGGAGCATTACCGGGCGCTGGTGAAGAGCTGCAACCCGAACCACATCATCGGCTCTGGCTGGATTGCGATGCCGGGCGGCACTTCGCTGGATGAGGAGCAGGCCGCGCGGATCTTCGAGGCGTGCGGGGCTTGGCAAACGAAGGAGCAAGCGGCATGAGCACCATGGCAGGCAAGCGCAACCACACCGGCCACCGCATAGGTGAATGGCATCAGCGCGCCAAGCTAACAGATGCTCAGGTAGCTGCAATGCGCGCTGACTACTCCGCTGGGATTGGCGGCTATCCAGCTCTAGCCAAGCGCTACGGGTGCGGCATGAGCACCGTCCGCGACATCGTGCAGTACCGCACTCGCTACGCATAACCAAACCACTTTGCCACCGGCTGCAATCGCGGCCAGGAGGCGTATTGCCTGGAGATTCCCATGACGCAGAACATCGCCGCATATCACGACTTCCTGCGCGGCAAGATCAAGCTGGCCGACTTCGGCGGATTCGAAGTCGAAGACAGCGATATCAACCCAATCCTCAAGCCTCACCAGCGGGCCATCGTCAAATGGGCGGTGCGCGGCGGAAATCGCGCCATGTTCGCGGCGTTCGGCTTGGGTAAGTCGGTTATGCAGATCGAGACGCTTCGCCTGGTTCACGAGCGCGCAGGCGGAAAGGTGCTGATCGTTTGCCCGCTTGGCGTTCGCCAGGAGTTTCGCCGTGACGGCCTGATGCTCGGCGTTGAATTCAAGTTCATCCGCAGCGCTGACGAGTTCGAGGAAGGCCAAGATTTCTACCTGACCAATTACGAGTCGGTGCGCGACGGAAAACTGGACCCGAACCTGTTCACCGCCGTCAGCCTCGACGAGGCGAGCATACTGCGCAGCTTCGGTAGCAAGACTTATCAGACCTTCTTGGGCCTGTTCAGCTCCGTCCGGTACCGGTTCGTTGCCACCGCCACGCCAAGCCCGAACCGCTACAAGGAGCTGATCCACTACGCTGGCTTCCTGGGGATCATGGACACAGGGCAGGCCCTGACGCGGTTCTTCCAGCGCGACAGCACCAAGGCCAACAACCTTACGCTCTATCCGCACAAGGAGCGCGAGTTCTGGCTATGGCTGAATAGCTGGGCAATCTTCCTGCAGCGGCCTTCAGACCTCGGTTTCAGCGACGAAGGCTATGACCTTCCGCCGCTCGAAGTGGTTTTCCATGAAGTGCAGAGCGACCACAGCGCAGCTGGTGAAGAAAAGGACGGCCAGGCGCTGCTGTTCAAGAACGTCAGCCTCGGCGTCAGCCAGGCGAGCGGCGAGAAGCGCGACAGCTTGCCGGCGCGTATCGAGAAGATGGCGCAAATCCTGCGCGACGATCCCGAAAGCCACTACATCCTCTGGCATGACCTGGAAGACGAGCGGCACGCCATCCAGAAAGCGGTACCGGAAGCGGTCAGCGTCTACGGCTCGCAAGACCTGGACGCCCGCGAACAGGCCATCGTCGATTTCAGCGACGGCAAGTTCAAGTACCTTTCCGCCAAGCCGGTCATAGCCGGCAGCGGCTGTAACTTCCAGCGCCATTGCCACAAGGCGATCTTTGTCGGCATTGGCTTCAAGTTCAACGATTTCATCCAGGCGATCCACCGCATCCAGCGCTTTCTACAGGCGCAGCCGGTGGAGATTCACATCATCCATTCCGAGGCCGAGCGCGAGGTTCTGCGCACCCTCATGGATAAGTGGCGCCAACATACGGAGATGGTGGAAACCATGACGGCAATCATCAAAGAGCACGGCCTTAATCACCTGAGCATGGCCGACATTCTGGCGCGCACCATCGGCGTTGAACGCCTGGAAGTGCGTGGCGAAAACTACCGCGTGGCGAACAATGACTGCGTTCTGGAAGCGCAGAGCATGGCGGAAAACTCCGTTGACCTGATTGTCACCAGCATCCCGTTCGCCAACCACTACGAATACACGCCAAGCTACAACGACTTCGGCCACACCGAGAACAACAATCACTTTTGGCAGCAGATGGACTTCCTGACGCCAGAGCTAAAGCGCGTACTAAAGCCAGGCAGGATGTACTGCTGTCACGTGAAGGATCGCATTCTGTTCGGCAACGTCACCGGCGCAGGCGCCCCGACCGTTTCCCCGTTCCATATGGAAGCCGCATTCCACGCCATGAAACACGGCTTCGACTACATGGGCATGATCACGGTCGTGACGGACGTGGTGCGCGAGAACAACCAGACCTACCGCCTGGGCTGGTCGGAGCAGTGCAAGGACGGCACGAAGATGGGCGTCGGCTCGCCTGAGTACATCCTGCTGCTGCGCAAGCCGCAGACCGACCGCTCCAAGGGCTATGCCGACGAGCCCGTGCGCAAGGAAAAGTGCGACTACACCCGCGCACGCTGGCAGGTCGATGCCCATGCATTCTGGCGCTCCAGCGGCAACCGACAACTGACGGCGGATGAGCTAGCGACCCTGGGCCCTGACAAGCTGGCCAAGGCCTTCACTGAGTACAGCTTGCAGAACGTCTATGACTACGAGTTCCACATCAAGATTGGCGAGGAACTGGAAGCACGCGGCGCGCTGCCGTCCACCTTCATGAGCCTGGCGCCAGGCAGCCACGACGGCGACGTGTGGCATGACGTGAACCGGATGATCACGCTCAACGGCAAGCAGACGCAGAAGGGCCTGCAAAACCATGTGTGCCCCCTGCAAATCGACATAGTTGACCGCCTGATCGAGCGCTACAGCAATCCAGGCGAATTGGTGCACGACCCGTTTGGCGGGCTCATGACCGTCCCCTATCGCGCCGTGATGAAGGGCCGCAAAGGTAGCGCCAGCGAGCTGAACACCGGCTACTTCTTTGACGGCGTGCAGTACCTGCAAGCGGCAGAAAAGGAGATGGCCATGCCCGATCTGTTCAGCGTTCTCGGCGACGAGGCGGCATGAGCGCACCAATCTTCTGCCGCACGGACGGCAAGCGGATCGGCCAATGCGCCTGCTTCCGCTGCCGCCCACCGGAGCCGCCCAAGGAGGCGCCATGCGCACCTACACCATCACCGTAACCGAGCGCCAGGCAGCAGAGCTGCAAGAGGCCTGCGAGCTACTGGCGCGCATCAAGATCGGCCAGATCGACCACGCGATTGAACGGCTGCCGGGCTTCTACGACCGGCGCGACTGGGAGCAGGTCCACGCCACGCGGCACGAGATACAGCGCCTGGCGAACACGCTGATGCCGGAGGCCACAAAGCGCCGAGAGGATGGCGTTGCGTGGGACTTGTATCAGGTCATCCGGCATCGGCTGGCCTGGGATCGCGCACACGACCAAGGCGTCATCCAGCCCGGCGAGCCGCGCAAATGGCCCGAGATGATGGGCGTCTGCTACGACGAGCCGCTGGCAATGAGCGGGCTGCCGCTGGCCACAATCAAGGAGATTGAGCAATGAACGACACACTGAAGGTAGCCGGGCGAATCGGCGCTGAGCTGGGGGCTGCGAAGGCTGAGAACGAGAGGCTGCGCGGGTTGTTGCAGCAGGTGGTCGATTGCCAAGCCGAACACTACGGCGATGGCTGCGGCCTGCACATTTCCATGATCACGCTGGCTGGACGGATTAAGGACGCCCTATCCCAGCAGCCCAAGCCCACCGACACCTACACCGCCGTCGACATGGCCACAGCCGCAGCGCAGGGGTTCAGGGATGGGCAGGAGGCGATGGAGCCAGCCCCGGCGAAGGATGAGACGGAGCCGGTATACCAGTTCCAGTGGCGCGAGATCGGGGAAGGCGACTGGATGGCTTGCAGTCATTCGTGGTTCCGCTTCTGCGAAGCCAGCCCTGAGCACGACACGCGCGTCGTTGAAGTAGCCCGCCCCGCGCAGACCGAGCAGCAGCCTGCATACGTTGAGTGCCGCGAGTGCACGGACTGCGGTCATGTCGGCATCAACGACGCTCACCAGACAGACGCGACGTGCGCGATGTGTGACTGGAGCGGGCCGAGCCCGGTTGAGGATCAGTGCCCTGACTGCGGCAAAGAGAACGTGATGGGAGCGGCCTGCCCTAAATGCAGCGGACGCTATCGGATTCTGGCCGAGACACACGTTGCCGCCCCCATCGCGCAGACCGCCCCGCAAGGCAAGTTCCGCATGGGCGACCTCGTGCGCAAGACATCCGGCAGCGAATGGCAGGGCCGAATCTGCGGCACCTACTCCACACCTCTGACCCCGGAAGGCTACGCAGTCGAGAGCAGCGCCCATCGCAACAGCGTGCAGATTTACCCGGCTAAGGCGCTGGAACTGGTGCCCATGGCTGCGAAGGAGGCGTGAATGATGAAGCCAATCCCAATTTCAGCTGCCGAGCGCATCGCCAAAGAGTACGGCTACGACCAAGTGATCATCGTGGCTCGCAAGGTCGGCGACGATCCTGATCCGCACGGCGAGCACGTCACCACCTACGGCGTTACCAAGGAGCACTGCGCCGTGGCTGCCCGCGCTGGCGACTTCCTGAAGCACAAGGTCATGGGCTGGGCCAAGGACGGTGAGAAATGAGTCGAATGATCAAGCTGAATGACGGCTGCTACGTGGCTGCTGACCAGATATCAGAACTGAAGATCAACCAGAGCAGCCAAACCATCACCGTGCGGATGAAGGATGGTATCGGCCATTCGCACGCGCCTGACTACCGACAGGGCGTTTACGCGGCTATGGACGCCCTGGTCGACCAGATCAACACAGCCCTTGCCGCCAAGTAGGCGGAATGATGCGCCACTAACCACCCCCTAACCCCACCCAAACACACAGCCTGCCGGCGAGA